GCGGTTTCTGGGTCTGGTGCTCGCGATCGCCGGCTCCGACACGCTGACTACGGATGACATTGCTAGTCCCAGCGTCGTGATATTCGGGCTTGCCGTTAGTGAAGTGCAGCGCCATTTCGTGCTGGGCGCGAAATCCCAGACCAAGGCCCATCGAACCCTTGTCCCAGACGATGAGGTTCTGATAGCGGAGTCCGGCGGATTCGATCGCAGGCTGAAGATTCGCTACCATGCGCCAGTCGCAGAAAACGACCAGCGAGCCAGTCGGCTTCAGCACTCGCACGGCCTCGAAGGCGATCGACCGGAGCAGGAACACCAGCCCAGCCGTACCCATGTTGTCGCCGACGAACCAACCAAAACGATTGATATTTTCGGAGCGCAGCCCTTGGCCTTTGGCCGATGTGCGCGAAGCTTCGCTTACAGAACCGCTGCAGTAGGGCGGATCTGTTACAACTGCATCCGCGATCGCGTCATCAAGCGACCGCATGAAATCCAGGCAATCGCCCAGATAGAGCCGAGCATCACCAATCGTCGCCCATTGAGGACTACTATCGAGCAATCCCGTTTCTCTTCCCGTCATTTCCCTTACCCCCTCTACCGTTTCTGCCAATGCGCCGTAAGCGCCTGTTTAATCTGCTCCGCTGCAGCAGCCCCTTCAGTCCGTTCGATTTCTGCGATGTAACTTCGCCGTTGCTCGAGACTCAGTGTTGCGAGTTCTTCGACGAGTTCGCGGAGTTTTTCGGCGTCTTCGATCATTGGAACCCCCGTCTCGGTCTCGATTGCGTCTGTTCATCGCGATTTCCGAATCGAACGCCTGGCGCCAGATCGGTGAACAATGTCCGTTCGCCGATATAGACCGCGCCGACCGTGCCGATGGGGCCGTTGCGCTGCTTTGCGATGTTGATTTCCGCAATTCCCTTATCCATCGTGTCGGGGTTGTAGACCTCATCCCGGTAGAGGAACAACACAACGTCCGCGTCCTGCTCGATTTCCCCGGAATCACGAAGATCAGAGAGAACAGGGCGCTTGTTGCTGCGTTCTTCGAGCTTGCGATTCAACTGGGCGAGTAGAACGATGGGAACGCCCATTTCCTTGGCCAATGCTTTTAGCCCGCGACTGTTCGCGCCGACTTTCTCGTTGCGGGTGTTACCCTCGCCATCAGCCATGAGGCCGAGGTAATCGATGACGATCAGGCCGAGGCCATTGCGGCGCTTTGCGAGTCGGGCCTGGCTGCGGATTTCCTGCAGGGAGACGCCGCCGCGGTCATCGACGGTCAAATTCAATTCTGAAACGTGCTGAACGCCTCGCGTGAGATTGGTCCAGTCGGCACTGGCGGCATTGCGATCAAACTTTCCGCCGTCCAGAACCTTATCAAGCGGCAGACCCGACGATCGCGACAGTGCACGGGCACACAGTTCAACCCCCTGCATTTCCTGAGAGAAGAACAGGCTAGAGTCGCCAGTGAGCGCGACCGACTCGGCAACGCCCAGCGCGATAGCCGTCTTGCCCATTGCGGGGCGGGCTGCAACGATGATCAATTGGCCAGCACGCATCCCGCCACCGAGTTTCGAATCGAGATCGCGCAAGCCAGTCGACATGGTTTTCGAGTCGGTCGCCGAACCGTGATACTGGGCGTCGATGCGGTCGACAATCTCTTGCAGGTAGGAACCGATGAGTTGCGGCTCGGTAGCGCGCGTCGCGGCGAGGGGTTCGAATTTCGCCTGGGCCGCGTCGATGATCTGCTCGACCGTGCGGCCTTCGCGATGAAACGCCATATCGGCGATTTCGTCGGCAGCGGCGATGATTCCGCGCAGCTTCCAGCGATCAACCACAATATCCGCCCAGCGAACGATGCCAGCGGCCCCAGGAGCGTTCGAAGCGAGTGAGTTGAGGTACGGCAACCCTCCGATCGTTTCAGCGTGTCCTGAGGCTTGCAAAGACTCCAGAACGGTAATGACATCTGCGTTTCGATTCGATACGATCAACTTTTGAATCGTCTCGAAAATGATTCGATGGTCGTAGCGGAAGAAATGCTGCGATTGCAGCTTGCCGATACGGTCCAGTGCGTCGTTGTCCAGAAGCAGGGCGCCTAGAACGGATTGCTCCGCTTCGACGCTGACAGGCAGTTCTCTGCGCTGTTCGACGAATTGATCTGGTGCGTTCATCTTTGATCCTTGTTCTCGTAGTTGCCTTGCAACACTTTCCCGAAGTTGTCGGCCTTCATCAGCCAGCCAAGATCGCAATTGCCCCACTTGCCGCTTCTGCCGGTCAGAAAGTCGCTGCCGGCCACGTATTCAAAGAATCTTCCGAACCAGGCGACGGCACTCGCCTCATCCGTGGCGTGCCGACTTCCGTCCTTTCTTTTGGTCGTCAGTACCCACCGCCATCTAGCCCGCATCGCTTCCTGTCTGGCACCTTCCCAACTCACTGGCTGGGGAAGCATCGGCAGATGCTTGGCATACAGGTCCAGAAGTATCTGATGCGGACAATTCGGAACCCGACTTCTCGATTGCGATTCGGCATCGCCGATCGCTACCTCTACGTCAGTAGAGGTATTAGGTTCTAATCCAATCCCCTCTCCTCTTATCGGTTCACCCATGGGTAGCCCATGGGTATCCTGTGGGTTATCCCATGGGTTTTCGCTGGGTTCTTCTTGAGGCGGTTCGTCATCCTCAATTTTTACCTTACGCGGACGCCCACCCTTACCGCCATTGGTCCAGGCTGCGATTAACGACGCGTTGTATTCGTCCCAACCGACGACCGTCAGTTCGTTGCTGACTCTTGAGACAAAACCGCTCGCCGACATCGCATCCTCGAACTTCACTGCGTCACCTGTGTATCTACAAATACCCTTCAGACCAGCAGTCGGAAGATCGAAAACCCACATGCGGCGATTCTGGCAATGCGCCCACAAGCGAATGACGTACAGCGGCGCAAGCTCGTCATCGCCAAGCATGCTGACCAACATTCTCGTTTTCCAGTGGTCGACAAAGTCAGGATCTACAATCACATTGAAACCCATGGGTTTTCGTTGGGTTATCCCACGGGTTACCGGTGGGTTTTTCGCTGTTTCTCAATCATTCCCCCTTTGATCATGTTGACAAGGGAGGCACAAAGCATATGGGCCTGCTGACGCTTCGATTGCTTGGTTTTCAGCATGGCGATGTTCCGTGCCATGTCCAATTGCTTCTCGTGTTCCGGCGTTCGAGCCGTCAGCAGATCGCGTTTCATTTGATCCCCATAGCCGAGTACCACTCGATAAAGTTGCAACCCGTGACGATGACGATCAGCGATATCAGCGCCACGGAACAAAGAAAAATGAACAGCCTCATGCGGCCACCTTTATTTCACGTATCAACCGCCGCTCGATTTCTCGCTCGGCCTTAAGGCGCTCGATTTCCTCGCGAGCGATTCTTAGATCGCGCTCTAACTCAGTCTCGCGCCTTCGCAGACTGCCAAGGTCATACCCAAGCTGATGAATCATCCAAAGGACCGGAGCATGGTTTCCGCACACAGTCATCAGTCGCGTCAACTTGGGCCAGACAATGCCTTCCTGGCCTGATTGCCAGCGCGAGAACTGGGCCTTGTCGACCTCTAGTTCCTGCTGCAAAGTCTTGTCTAGTTCAAATCCCGCAGCCTTTGCGCAAAGGGCAATGGCGCCGCCCAATGACTTCTCGCGCTCAATCTCACGGGGTGTAACGTCTACGGGGATTCCGGCTTGTGTGTTCATGCTTCGCAACCTTGTTGAGTAGTGTTGAGAGGCTAAAACAGGGTCAAATAAAGGCTGACGAATCAGCCTTACTTTTTTCCCACCAATGAACAACAGCCCCCATCTCCTGGTTAGTGTTTTTGATTCATCACCCGACACGCGGGATGTCCTCGGTTGTTGTGCGATTGGCTTTCGCCTATTTGGAATCTCGCTCGGACGATCCGCCAGCGTCCTGCTGCGTATCGTCCGTGGCCGCGATCCTCTCCATTTCGCCGTTGTCCTTGATCTTCCTAGCCGCCCGCATAACCTTTGGGTGGGCGACCTCGAGATACATAAGGCGGGCGCTCGGAATTCCTTTCTCAAGCCAGCCCATCACAGACGGGGGCTTGATGCCGAAGATTCTTGCCGTCGCGGCCGGTCCGCCCAGTTCAGCAATGACTGCGGCAGCGAGCGGATCGCGCTTTTTGGAGGGTGTGCGTTTATTAGCCATGCCTCAGTATAAGTCATGCCTAACAGAACATGCAAGGCATGCCAAAGGAATTTTCGATTAGTCTTAACTAATGACAAACTGGAACCAACGGATCACTGAGGCTCGCGAGGCGCGTGGGTTGACGAAAGCCGACCTAATGCGCGCCTGTGGCGTATCTGCGCCAACCGTTACGGGGTGGGAATCGGGCGATATTAAGACCCTAGAAGCGGGGAATTTGTTGAAAATTTGCGACGCTTTGAGGGTTGACCCGTGGTGGCTGATTTTAGGCAAGGGTAAGTTCAGTGTGCCGAATACAGCGGAGAAGACCCCTCTGTCCAACGAAGCGCAAAAACTCATATTGTGGGTCGAACGGCTGGACGGGCTTGGCGAGGATGCCCGTAAATTTTTCCTCCATCTCAATGCCGCTTTGCGAGTTGCAGGTGTTCTTACACAGGCGCAGAATTCCCTTCCAGAGGCGGATGCTTTGGCGGGGGCCAAAGAAGCGTTGACCTCTGATCTTGAGAAATTTGGGGGCAAAGAACGTGCAACAACAAGGAAGCACAAACTATGATGGGGTGGCCGATTTGCTGGCCTATCGACGCAACAAAAATGAAACTGAGAGAACCGCAGAGGAACGCCTACAGGACGCCGAGCAGACGATCACAGAGATAGTCCGTCACGTGCTTCAGATTGTCGAAGCTGTACAGCGGCACCGACACTAAGCAATAGATCCCGCCACGTGCGGGATTTTTTTCGCGCGGCGAGTAAGGTATGCCGAAATAATTGTTGACAGTGAAATTAGGCAAGACTAAGATGACGTTCATCGCAGCACTGAATTTCCGTTCGGCCTTGGTACGGCATGATCTGGTGAGGCGAGGTGTGGCATGTTGCGGCGAGGGCTGTTCTCAGCGCACTGATTTTGGTCAGTGCGGTGCGAATAGCGCCAAGTGGCAAGGTATGGTTGGGCGAGCCGAGGCGGGGTCTGCTGAGGCGCGGCGTGGCAACTTATGGACTGTTCTCAGTGGCAAGCCTTCGGGTTTGCCGGTGTGAATAGCATCATTTGTCGGGGTCGGCCAAGTAGCGGTATGGCGAGGTGTGCTCGGCCACGGTACGGCGTGGTAATAGCTGTTTCCAGCGCTCAGTCTGCGGATTGAGCGGTGCGAATAGCATCGACGGCACGGCAAGGTCGGACAAGGCGAGATGCGGTCAGGCGAGCCTTGGTCAGGCGAGGCAAGGTATGGGCTGTTTTCAGCGGTTAGCCAAATGGCTAATCGGTGCAAATAGCACTTGGGTCGTGGCGTGGCGAGTTTCGGCACGGTACGGCGTGGTGTGTTGGGGCTCGGCACGGCACGGTGAAGTAAGGACTGCGAACGCAGTGGATAGTCTGCGGGCTATCCGATGCGCTTGCATCAAGGGTACGGCAACGCTGGCTCCGCTAGGTTTCGGTT